GTCCTCTGTCTTCCATCCTGCTATTGCCATGTAGTTCATGGCCTCAGCGGACTCTGTGGCAGAGAACATTGTCGTGGATCCCATCTCTTTGGCTTTTTCCGTGAGCTTCTCCATCTCATCTGCAGAAGCTCCTGAGACAGCTCCGACCTGAGACATTGCCGCTTCAAAACTTGCACCTGTTTCGATGGCAGATGATGCCACATCCTTTATCCCGTTCGCAATGACTTTGACACCTGCGATTATCGCTTCTGCTGTGAGACTCGCTTTTAGCACATCACCGAATACGGATACCTTTTCCGCTGCCTGTGACGCTTCCTCTGCGGTCTCTTTTACTTCCTTGCCGTACTGGTCTATCGAAGTTGCACATCCGTCTGCAGATTGTGCTGCTTCTTGCAGATACTTCTCATTCTCGCTTACAGCCGAATCCAGCTTTAACACTTCCGCTTTTGCATTATTTGAAGCAGAAGCATACTGGTTCATCATGAGACCTGTTTTATCGTATGTGCTCTGTGTCTTGTCGAGTTCCTGTTTCAGCCGATCAACTGTCTCTCTCTGAGCATCCAGCGCATCACTTGATGTATCACTGGACTTTTCCATCTCATCAAGAGCTTTACAGGCATCCTCATAATCATGGCTTATGGTCTCAAGACTCCGACCTGCATCCTCATGTGCTCTGCTCGATTCCTCAAGCATCTTTGTATATACTTCATACTTCTTGGATGCTTCCGTGAGCTGCTTTGTAAGGATCTCGCCCTTTGCCTGCAATGCAGTCTGTGAGTTCGCATTGTTTTTATATTCAGCTGTTGCAAGCTTCATCTCAGAACGGAGTTCCTTCTGGGTTGATGCTATGGTTTTCAGCTGCTTGTTATATTCGTCTGCGCCCTCAAGCGCTATCTTTCCGCCTATAGTTGCCTTGCCTGCCATTAAGTGCTCCTTACAGATTCATGATGTCATTATCTACAGGTCTGTGTTCGTCCTGGTATTTTTTCGTTTCTTCCTCAGCATCCGCATACAGCGCACGCTTTGCCTGAAAGTTATTTATGAATTTATAACTGTCAAATATATCTTTCCACTTGCCATAAGTCATGAAATACAGTTCTTCCTGCGGAATATGGAAACATTTACGTCCCATCAGGTATATGTAATCAAAATCACATTCCAGTCTTAGCTCTTCCTTTTCCGGTTCTGCGCTTTCCGCGCCGGATAAGTTAATTTTTTTTTAGACGAGAAGCACTTCATAAACTCTTCATGAAGCATTGCTGAAAGATTCATAAACGGAATCTTACACAGGTAAACTATCTCTTCCTCTGTGTAGCTCTTTGCTTTTCCGCCCTTCTTATATGCTTCGAGTCTCAGACCCTCATTGATCATGAGAGTAAGCCCTATCGAAAGAGCTCTGATCCTTGGAGCTCCCTGCATGAGGATCAGTGAACCGTCATCGTTATACATGAGGCCACCGTTATCGTCTTTTCTGGGAATAAGTCCGAGGATGTCCCGCTCAAACTCGTTTATTGCATAATCATATTCTTCCTGGAGCTTCTCCAGCACCGCAAGGTCACAGATCAGAGGAAACTCCTTTCCACTGCACAAAGTGATACGGTCAAGCTCTATCTCTGTAGTTCTCATTCATTTCTCCATGTTAAAAAAGACAGCGCACCTTTTTACAGTGCACTGTCACTCTTACAGGTCAGGCTCCTGCCTGCTCTGTGATGCCAAGATATGTCTTGACGAAAGTCTCAGCTTCATCCGGATCGGTGAATACCTGCTTTACTTCCCACTGGGAATCCTTATCTGCGATACCAGTACCGGAGATAGAGGGATTGGAGAAAGTAATGGAATCGCCCTTTGTTGTAAAGGACTCTGCTGACTCCTGAAATTTTACACAGGTAACAATGAAACCAACATAAGAGCGCTGTCCATCGATAACCTGCGGAACGATCACACCAACACCTACGTTGTTGCTCTCATCAGTTGTTTTCTTGATAACTTTCTTTGTCTGCTTATCTACTGTGTGACCAAAGCACACATCCGCTGCCTCAAGCGGAAGATCTGTAGTTCCGAGAGTCACAGCTGCCTCCTTAAATGCAGTCTCCTGCTCTGCTACTTCATCATCGCCGGAGATTGAACCGGAGACATACGACGGAGTGCAGTCAAACTTTACTGCCTTCGCACACTTGAAGCCGTCGCTGTATGTGCCTGTCAGCTTGTCATACTTCGCAATATACGGCTTTCTTAATCCAAAATATGCCATTTGTTATCCTTTCATCTTCTTAATCTTGAAATCAAATACCACCTGTCGGTACTTGACTCCGTTGTCAGTTACAACCGTTGACCTTATTCTCTGCAGACTGTAGCCTTTCAGTCCCATGAGGTAGTCGCGGATCGTGTCCTTCAATCCAAAGTAATTAAAGGTATGTGGTGTATAAAGATGGACATAGAGTTCTACTACCTCGCTCTGTGCTTCATCATCTGCGTAATCATCAAGATATTCGTCCTGATAGGTAAATGTGATCCACTTGTCAGAGCTTCCTTCATACAGATCCGGAACCACAGGGAGACCCGTGAGCTCTTCCAGCTTCTTGATCTCAGAATTTATCTTCATTTTTCTTCCACCATTTCCGTATAGATCTCCTGCAATCTATCCTCGATCTGTGCTTTACAGCTGTTTACCGACTTTGCAAGCCACGGAGAAGGCGACTGATGTGCATTTCCATATTCCAGCCATACGGCTTTGAGAGCATTTGAGACAGGATACTTTCGTTTGTGTGTCTCCGAATCGTAGTAGTGGTGATTTGACGTACCTTTAGGATTTACGTTTACGATCCATGCGCCGTTTTTACCCTTTTTAGGTTTCGATGCCTTAACAGAACCAGCAAGATCTCCTGTTTTATTGCTCTTAACCGCTCCTTTTATCGCTTTTACTGTACTTTCTTCAAGAATCGGTACTGTTTCCGTGAGAGCCTTTTCACAGTAATCATCTGCCGTGGTGCTCAGAAACTTTTCCAGGAAGTCTTCCGGAAAGTCAAACCCAAGTGTATTACTCATAGGCGCTTTCCTCCCCGGCTAACGTTATCTCTGTTATGCCCTTATTCGGCACTTCATAAGATCTTGATATCCGGTATGTTTTACCTCTGTACCGGGCTTTGGCTTCACCTGCATAAGCATCAGATCTTATCTGCAGTTTATGAGTCAGGCGGATGTTTGCACGTGCGGCCTCATATACCTCTGTCGTCCCGATGCTGATCTCGTGACCGTAAACTGTCCTTTCCGCTTCCACGGTCGGACTCTGAAACCCGTCTTCGTCCTGGTCACCAGCTTTCTCCGCAACCAGGATGATTCTGTCTGTCCATGCATTCATCAATCACTCCTTTTCGACCTTTTGAGCTGTTCCGCAAGAATGCGGTACTCATTCATCATTCGCCCTGCCGTTGTATTATCCTGCTCAAATCTCCACGCTACATACATCTCAATGCATCCCTGCACGAGCGGATCTGTCTCATCCTCTGCTATATCCTCAGATATGCCTATGCGGATAAGGTCAGCCCGAGCCTGGTTGATATATCCTATCAGAGCCGTGTCGATAAGATCATCACTGCACGTGCGTCTGATCGCGGAGAACCCTATCTTTTTCAGATAATCCTCAGATATTACCTTCATCGCGCCGACCTCCCGGATTTACTCAGCCCTGTGCTGCCTGCTTAACAACCTGCATACCGTGCCATACGACAAGATCCGCGCCAGCTGTCTGGAGGCCGCGTACAGCGAGAAGATTATTCTCAAAGTACTTTCCACCCGCATCTGTGCTGATCTCATAGTTATCCCACATCGGCATGTCGATCGCTCCAGGCTGTCCAAAGAGCTGTGTGCCCTCAGTAAGCTCATCGAGAACACGGAAACGTGCAGCAAGACCGCCCTCGGAGATGATGCCGGAAGTTGTGGAACCCTCATCGAACTTGATCTCGTAGAGTGCCTTCTTCTCGCTTGTGCCGCGTACCTTGCCGAGTGTGAGCAGGTCAGCCTGAGACAGGTACAATGCAACGTTACCCTTGCCGGCTGTTGCATGGAATCCAAGCACAAGTGTGCGGAGATAGTCCTGGTTAAGCGGCACAGTCACCTTTTCTGCAAGATCAGATGCCTTTACTGCTGCAACGATCTTTACAGATGCCTTTACTCTGAGAGCTGTGAGGGCTGACTTCTCGACAGCAGAAGTGTAGTCCAGCGCAGTCATCTTCTTCACCTGATTGGAGATAGTGTCGAGTACTCCCCACTCAGACGGATTGATCTCAACTGTATCGAACTCGGCACCTGTACCGCCTACTGCATTGCCATCGGTTACATCTGCCGCAGTTGCCTCAGTCTTCTTGTATCCAACTACCCATGCACCATTGCCTGTAAGTGCAATAGCGTTTACATCATCAACGATGCCGCTTTCAGTCTCTGCAAGGTCATTGATTCCGCCTGCGCTTGTCGGCTTCGCAATATGACCTGTAGAAAGGACTGCACGGCATTCAAGCTTGTTTGTCGCTACAAAATTCTTTGCTCTCTTTTCAAGATCTCCCATCTTTCCTCTCTCCACTGTGTGATCTTCCAGAACTGCGCCCGGCTTCAGATCATTCTGGAGCTGGATCTTCGATCTCAGCTCTGTCTCTTCCGCTGCCAGTGCAGACGCTTCTTTCTTGATTGCAGAAAGTCTCTCCTCTGTCGGAGTAGTCTCTGCATTGATCTCTGCTGTAAGTTCAGCTTTTCTTGCCTCAATTTCCTTAAGGCGCTCCATTTCCTTACTCATTATTTTTCTCCTTTGTCTGTTCAATCTAATGTACCGCCGAGAATCTCCAGGCACTCCGCTTTTAATTTCTCGATTGCCGCACGCCGAGCGAGGCGCTCCGCCTTGATCTTGTCGATTACTCCATCGACATATCCACGCGCTGATATATCTGTGCCATCATTCGCAGGAATTGAGACACAGGACACGTCGTATAATTTTCTGACCTTTGTAATGGTCCTCAGAACAGTGATCTTGTTCTCTTCATGGTCATTTATCCTTTCGGTTTTGTCTTCTGCTACAGTAAATCCAAAGCTCATGCGGTCTGTGTAGCCGCCTTTTACCTCTTCAAAGAGCTGACATCCGATTTCTGTACCGGAAAGCTCTGCACTGACAGCAAGACCTTTGTTATCCGGCTTCACTGACAGGGTGTTGTTTCTTGTCCTGGCATATACGTGACCCCTGTGATCATACTGCATGATCACGTCCGACATGTCACATTCATCGAATGCATGAGGGTCTATCTGTTCCTCGATGCGAAACTCTCCATCATCGTAGAGCACGTAAGGCTCATTGAAGGTGCATGCATGACCTGTTATCTCCTTCTTTCCGCTTTCCTGTTCCGTGTCTGCAGTTCTGAAAACTTCCGCCGTAGGACGGTACTGTCTTCCTTCGCTGATCTTCCTCAGCAGCTCTTCACTTATCTCCATCTTTCTCTCCTTCTGCCGGATCGTCCTTACCTGTCTGATACAGGCTCTGATCTGTTGATTTTACATAGTTTAGTGATACAAGCCTCTCATCACCGCCCTCTACAGGCGGAAGGTCGAGGAAAGCTCTCTGCTCATTGATTGACAGTAGCCCTATGTCTTTTGTACTGCTTATAATCCTAAGCTTCGTCTGCATCGATGCCCCGGACAGGCTTCCGTCCGTTACAATAATCTCGTTTCCAAAGTCCTGTTCTCTTGCTGTAAACAGTGCATTCGTGAGGCTTTCACCAAGTTCACACCATACAGGCTCTACTATCGCATCATAGTAGTTCTGGATAACCTGTTCTTTTGCAGTGTTGTCCACAACCTCTTCCGGTGTCCTCCAGAAGTTATTTATCCGCTTACGGATAAGATTCATCTGCTCTGCAGAAGCACTCCACGCACCGATCGACAGCGGAGTGTATTCCTCTGTACCGTCGAGACCTACGATTCCGCCATTCTTTGCCGCCGCTTTCATCCTTTCGATGAATTCTTCCTGCATCTTCCTGGAGTCTTCTCCACTTAGCATGGAGTTCTTAGTCTTTACGACACCGTGAATCTTATTGGAGATCTGCACCGCCTGCTCCAGAGCTTCGTCTATCGACTCCGATACATTCAGCGTACTCACTATGCTGCTGTTGTCTCCGCCTGCATAGCCGCTGCCATCGTATTTCGTGCGGAGCACCACGAGATCTTCCATACGGACCGTGTACCTATCACCATTGTCCGTGATGATCACTCCATAAGTACCATCTGTGAACTGCACTACCTGAAAGTGCAGATATATCAGCGGCCATATCTCCACAGGGCGCATCCTCTCATCCCACTTGATCCAGGCAAAAGCCGTACCTGTGACCATGAGCTGCCATGCAAGAGCTGAGATGAAGTCCTGTCTAGTCATCATAAAGTTTGGTCTGCGGAATAGTTTCGCATACGCTGAATTACGCTCGATCTTGCGTACTCTTCCTTCTCCATCCTTGATCACATGGAGTATCTGAGCCTTCGCAATATGAGTTGTATTACATGCAATGATCGCATTGCATGTGTCATTATCCAGCACATCTATTACAGGCCTTGATCTTGCTCCGGAATCGGATATTACGATCACGGAACGCTTGATTTTGTTTATAAATTTGCTTAAAAAACCCATTTTTTCACCTTAAATATGGCAGAAATTCATCGATATGTGACTGTAAACCTGTATATGCATTGAGCAAACTTACCTGTCCGTCTATACGTCTGTTGGTCGCAGTCTTTACCGGCTGAATGCTCTCTATGCCGTCCCTGTTCGTGCTCTTAACTGCAGTATTCAGAAGGCACCACAGGAGCATCGGGTTATTCTGGTATATGATCTTGCGATCCTTGAACTCAGCATGAAGCTGTTTCATGGGATATGACCATGTAAACGGTCCCTGTCTGATCTTCTCCATGTTGAAACCGTACTCATCCATTTCCGGCCGCCAATAACCCGAAAGAGCTGCATCGTAACATATCCACAGAGGTCTGATATCATGCTCACGGACCATCTTTACAAACCACATGGTTACATCGTGGTAATTAACCTGTGCGCCCTTACAAATTGTGAGCCATCCAAGCTCTGCCCAGCGCTTATAAGGTGCTTCCCTGTCAGATCTGTGTTTCTCGTCTACAGGATCGAGCTTCGATTCCGGGATAAAGTACTGCTGCAGAACATACTTCCTGTCATCGTTCGGCTTCATGATGATCAGTGTCGCACATGTCAGATCCTGAACCGCCGACAGGTCACAACCGCCTACTGCATAGCTGTGATCGAGGAACTCCTGCGGAACTACCGACTCATTCACAGCCTCTTCATAGGTCAGCCATGTTGCGTGAGTTGTTTCCGGGATGTTGAAGTCCTTTGTGAGCACGGTTGGAAGGAAACTTGGATCTCTCTTAGCCTGATCTACATGCTCCATCAGTGTCTGCACACTCTTGATCTTGCCGAGTCCCGGGTTCGCTTTCTCCCAGCAGCTCGGATCAGTCCACTCTTCCTTTGCATCGAGCTCATGGATCAGCGGAAGCATTCTGTAATCATGGAATCCTTCCTGCCACAGAGCTACAGAGGAAGCGTAGGCATATTTATCGTCATAAAAACCCATACGGACAAAGCCGTTAGTGGAGACAAGCCAGTAAAGCGGCTGGTCTCTTTCTGCCTGTGACTGCTTCATGACATCGTACAGGGAACTGTCCTTTGCCATATGCCACTCGTCCTGCCCTACAAAGGATGCATTAAGGCCGTCAAGATTGTCAGTCTTGGCGGCCATTGCTTTGATTATTCCAAAGTTTCTCTCGCAATATATATCATTCTGCCTCTTGCGCTCTATCATCTTGAGTGCAGGAGACTGAACCCTCATGTTGCAGCATTCCGTGAACACCAATTTAGCCTGGTCTTTTGAGTTCGCGACATTGTAGATCTCGGGACCATTCTCAAATTCACGCTTTCCGCCTGTTGGCTGTCGAAAGTCATTTATCAGCATGTCATGCTCTACACATGCCATTTCTGTACTTTTTCCACATTTTCTTCCACGAATATCAACAATTTCTCGGAATCTGCGGAGTCCCTGATCATCTACCCAGCCGAAAACGAGCCCCATCTTTGCAAGCTGAAAAGGCTCAAACTTTATGGGCTGTTTTCCCTTCTTGCCCTTACTCTGACGGCAGAAAGTCTGCATGAAATCAATATGTCTCTGTGCTATCGCCTCGTCATAATGCCATATAAAAGCCTTATCCTTTGGCGGCCTGTCCATCCATGAAACTTCACGCTCATAGACTGCCCTGACCTTACGGCTCACAGTTGTTTTTCCTGCCTCTATAGCCTTAAGATACTCTCTCGGCCAGTTCATCCATTACCGCCCAAGAAATTCCATGAGCTCAGCCGCCGCGCTTGTCTCATTCTCTGATGGCAGGAGTCCAGAGAGCTGTTTAACAAGCGACTGATATGTCTGTGTGTATTTTGGCTTGAGCTCAGCCGCAACAGACTTCTTTGTCCCCCACTGATCTTTGCCGTTCTGGTAGTAGTCCACCATGCCATCACGGTTTATCAGTGCATTGATCTCTTTGAGGTTCGCCGCATAAGTTGCAGCCTCTTCGATAAGCTGAGCATTGATCTTGAGTATCTCCGGATCGGCAGATTTTAACGACTGCTTGATTTTTCTGATATTTGCTTTTATCTCTTTTTTTCTCTGGTCTTCTGTCCAGATCTGAACGAACTTGCTCATTTTTCTTCTTACCTCTTGAGGGGGTGTACCTACACCCTCATGCGCGCGCATCAGTCAGTTTTTCCCATGGGCGCTCATCGGTCGTGAGCCCCACGCTTCCGAAAGAGCTACCGGGGGGTGTCCCCATCAGCAGCCCTCCCGAATCCCGCTGCCGCGCCGCAGCCATCTACTCTCACAGGACGACCGTCCGCATCGAATACATACTTCACTCCGATAGCTCCGGCACGTCCGTGTTCTTCCTTCGTGATCGATGTATGACAGTCATGGCACAAGGACTGAAGGTTATCGAGGTTCAGACTTATGCACTTGTCATGTACATTCTTCTCTGACAGCTCCGTCAGATGGTGTACTTCTGTTGCTCTGCCTCCGCAGATCTGACACCTGTATCTGTCTCTCAGTAGTGCGGCACGTCTTGTGCTCTTCCATGCCGCGCTATCGTAAAACCACTTCAGCGCCTGTCTTGCCATTGCTCTTGTCCTTTATCATCATATTGCCAGCTCCCCGCCCCACCAGCATGTGCTGCGTCCACCTTCAGCACTCCTACAGTTGCGACCTGTCCCTGTGTGTTCGCTTTTTGTTTTTAAAATGACATTGGCAGGACTGAACAGCCCTGCCTTTCATCATTTCCACGCTATCACTTTAGCATGGTTTTTTGTCCCCCGTAATGCGAAAAGAGCAGAACCTTTTCAGTCCTGCTCTTTCCCTTAAATCTTATTTGTCTCTGTAATGTGATCCGCACTGGATTATCTTAACGGTATCGTCCTCGATCTTGTACACGATACGGTTCTTGTCATCTATGTGTCTGCTCCAATATCCTGCCAGATCTCCTCTGAGTGGTTCCGGATGACCTATTCCCTCGTATCCATTCCTGTCTATGTCCTTGATCAGTTTCTTTATCTGCTTGAGGGTTTTCTTGTCATGATCCAGCCAGTACTCAAAGTCTTCCCATGCATCATCAGTCCATGATTTATTCATCAAGATCTACCTCGTGAACCGTTCCGCCTGTCCTGTCCATCTCCGCAGCGTTCTTTCTCAGCCTTTCCATGTTCTCATCACTGTAAAACGGGTCAGCTGTTATTTCGAACGGAATCCTCTGTTCTCTTGTAACCTTGGTTGCAAACATCGTATAAGCAGCAGTAACTGTCAAACCCATCTCTTTGCAGGTTTTTTCCATGCGCTCCTTTAATGCTTCGTCCATGCGGAAATTAACCATTGCCTGTGCCATAATTAAACACCTCCTTCTTGACTTTATTTTACTGCTTATGTATACGGTTTGCAATCATTTTCTTTCATTTGCTTTACATTTCTACAAATGGCTACCACTTCGGGGCTTCATGAAATGTTATGTAATAACCGTCTGATGTCATCTGATCTTACCGCCAAACTTATATGCAATATCTATTCCGGTTTCTTTCTTGCAATGCTCAAGGATGTTCTTTTCTTTCTGCCCTTGCTCTGCTCTGATCTGTTCTATCTCGTTCATGAGATTCCTTAACTTGACAGGTCCAAAATCATATACGCGGTACAGTGCCAGATACAGACATGCCTGGATCATTGCGCCCATCCACTTCCGCTGCCCCTGCCGCATATACACATACTGAGCTTTCGTGATCTGCTCATACCCTGACATGGCTCCGTTCAGATATACGAGATCGTGCCAAGACTTCGAACTGTCTGTTAGCTTGATCTCTATTCCGGTCTCTGCCTCAAGCATCTGGAGCATCGACATGTTACTGTCTGCTCCTACCTCTCTCCACACTTCATCTACGGCATTCAGTATCTCTTCGACCTTAGCCTTGCCGTATCTCCATCTGGAGTGAAGGGCGACCGCTGCCGCCCCGTATACCAGATAGACCTGTCTTCGACACTCTTCAAGCAATGCCGCATCTGCTTTTTTTATCGCTCTATCGCTCTGTCTCATTTCGTCTCCCTATCCAGCCATTCGTTTATGCAGACCTTGCACTCAGTAAGGCTCCCGTTCATTGCTTCCTCTGTGTTCTTACAGTGTGCATGCTTTTCACCCGGAATGTATGGACACATGAAGTTTATACCTGCATCAAGGTCATGATCCTGCAACTGCTTTATTATCTGCTCTCTGTTGGTCATCCTTCCACCTTTCTCAGTAATCACTGCACAACTGTGCGATCGCCGCCAGCACATCTTCCGGATCTATGTGATCACCCTCTCTGTTGTCCTTTATCCATAGATCGGAAGA